ATGGAAAACAACGTTGAAAAAGTTGATAATGATCGAGTTATTGACCAAAGTTATGTGAGACGTGATTTAATGGCAGCCGTGTCGGAGCTGCTGGATTCCGCTTCAAACAAGCATTCCACGAAAGAACTAATAGATGCTGTGTTCTCCGTTCAGTTTGCGACGATGGCATTGAAACATAAATCAAGCTTTGCCGGTCCTCCCGGTTTACGTGGTTGGGACGGAGAAGAGTATTGATATTTTTCTCCAGCAGTCCGTTTTTCCTTGCTGCGAAAGTGTTTGCAAGTTTGAAGCCAACGACAGTTCATCATTGAGACCTTTAGCAAGGATTACGTCTTGCCAACGGTCTTTTTGATGCTCGAATATTGGCAAAAGCTGATCGCCTAGATACCAAATGTGTGGGCGCAATTTTGAACGCGACTCTTTACGTAGCGAATCTCTTAAGCCAACAGAATTATCTGAATCGATATAAGCACAATTTAAATTCCACGGCTTTGCCGCAGCACCTCGCGAAATGGATGAGTAGTTACGAAAAGCCGTCTTGTCCGTAGCACTCTGCAATAGCCTGTTTCTTAGATTTATGTGTGGAAGTTCATGCAGAATATGGCGAGATGCCGTCTCACATAAGGCCTCTTCTAACCACTTTAGATTTGAAGTGTCCGAAGGACTGCTAATAAGCCAGTGACAGAATTCATGCGAAAATTGGTAAGCAGCCTGCGCACGATATAAGCTATTTGTCACACTCAAAACAATTTTGTGTTGATGAGTGTAGCATACGGGGTTGTTAGCATTGGGATCGACAGAAATCTTGAGAGGGAGCATTGGAGAACTTTTGAATCTAAATTCCATTTTTTTGATGATAGCTTCGAACAAATCAGCGAGAGCCTGCAGGTTTTTCTGATTTCGTTCATCCATGTCGAGGCTTATATCGGGATATTTTTTTAATTTAATGGTCGTCATTCTTTCCTCCGGTGCCAATTGCTATAGCAGTGAACTGTCTTTCCTCTTAGCCCTCGCCACCGGGGCTATTTTTGTGCCCAACAAAAGCCCCAAGCTGGGGCAGATTTATTAATTTACATTATATGTTTTGGTACCGATTGTTTTGAAGTCAGCATTGCTAAATTCGACCGTTACTGGATTTGTATTCTTCAGGCTGTAAATAAGCACGGTTTCAACTGTTTTACCAGGCAACAGAGAGTTTTGAAGATTGTCTTCCTGCGCTTGTAAGGGACTGGTTCCGTCGTCATTCAACTTTAGTGTTCCGGGATCGAGTTGAACGTTTGAAGTGTCAGTCTTTTGCTTGGCGTGTACTACCATGTAAAAGTTAGAAGGGTCTTGTTCCTTTTTTGAATTGTTGCGAATCGTGTTGTAAATGACGAGAACTTTTTGGCCATCTTCAGCACTATCGCGCACTTCCGATTTTGTTAATGTCATTGTTTCGTTCCCAGCGTAGAAAATTGGATCCTTGAAGAACCATTCGTGGTTTGCATCTTTTGGGACTGAAGAAGTATCCGTCTTTTTCTTTGCTGGCGTTGCCTTATTGACGGCTTTTTCAGTCTTGTCAGGCGAGCTACCCTTGCTCCCGCTATTGGAATTGCCACAGCCAGCTAATGTGGTCACAGTCAAGAGGCTCAAACCAATTAGTATTGTTTTCTTCATTTTTTCCTCCAAAATAGTTACCGCTTGTAATTGCTAACATTGGGCCTGACTCATCCATTACTTACAATCAAACTAGAGGTTTTCAAAAGTCATTTTTTTGTCAGGCCTGAATACGTGATAAACCAAGAGCCTAACGCACTTTTAGCCTTTTTAACTTTAGCAATTAAGACTTCACCCTTCTCAACGGAAATTTTGGGGTTCTCACTACTGATAAAGTTAAGATGTTTCCCAGCCCAAATCGTATGGCCGAGTTCTCCATTTGGAATAACCTTTTCCGCCTTGAATTCAATCGTCTTGCCATCGATATTCTTTCCCGAGTTAAGAGCTGCTTCGGCTGTGTTTGCAGTGTAGTCAGCTTTTTTAGTTGCATTATTTCCACAGGCAATTAATAAAATCGCCATTAAAAGAGTCATTATAAAAGCTATTGATTTCTTTCCCATAAACAAAACCTCCAAAATATTCAGTTTTTATAGTCGTCAGTATTTGGACTGATTTTGAGTCACAGAAAGTGATTTTACAGGTTATAACCCTAATAGCTGCTTCTTTTTTGTGGAAAATTCCTCAGCAGTGATAATACCATCATCCAATAACTGCTTATATTTTCGAATTTCCTCAACAGGGCTCGAGGACGATGTATCGGTTTTTGGATTCGCAGACGTACGAGATAACGATTCACTATGGTGATCGCTATCGTCCTTGTTGATAACTTCCATATTTACATGGAAAGACATTAGCCTCTGGTAATCTCTAGTTTTTGTTAAAAGAATAATTTGAACGTTTTCATCAGTGGCAGCATTTGTAAGCTTGACAATAGTAGACGAGTCGTCCTCAATCTGAGAAGTGATTGTTGACGCTTCGCCAATAGTGGAGCTGCTTCCCTTTGTTTTGTCTTTTCCAGAATGGCTGCCAACGATAGCCCCAGCAACAGTGCCGACACCTGGGGCAAGAATTGTCCCTATTACAGCTCCACCCAATCCATGTCGATGCTTTTTGGTTTTGGATTTGCCCTTGGTATCTGATTTGCTTTTGGTAGTTTGAATCTCATGATACCTTGGTCCTGCAAATTCTATGCCTGTTATCCAAAAGTGGTCCGGATTGTTAAGCCCGAAAATAACGGTATTATCTTTTAATTGGTAAATTCTGCTGCCGAATCCAGAAGCGCCAACAAGTTCGTGGCCGCTCACAAACTTGATGGGTTCCTCCAAAATGACTTCTGCTTTTAAGGCTATTTTGGCTTGTTTGCGTTCCTCCTTTTCTTCTGGTGTGAGTGAAGATGCTTCATTCAATTTGTTTCCGGCTTCTTTAAGCTTGTCAAAAAACCCCATTGCTTTCCCTCCATTATACTTTGCGCTTATTAGTGAGCGCCTCGGCTAAACAAGTACAAAACGGTTGAATGATTCTGGAAGATCAAAATATTGAAGTATCCCATAAGTCGTTGTAATTTCAACGTCTTGAGCCTTCAGAATATCCACCATGTATCTAACAGCAAATTCATTTGCCTCTCGTTCAATTCTTGGTATCCAACCGCCAAACATCATAGAACGCATAAATGGCGTGCTATCGTTTTTATGCATGCGGCAATGGCCAACTTCGTGGAGAAGAACAAGCAGTTCCTGAGAATTAGTAAGATTGTCGCTCAAGAATATCGTTGCACAGCGATTAGTCCTGACTGATAGCCCCATGGTTGAATTGGGCATAGTGACCCGTTTGACCCCATAGTCATATGTTTTGCATATGGAAAATGGATCAGTCGAATCTATTGCGACATCAGCCGTACATTTAAAAGTTTGATCAGCAACGTCACTGGCATACGACATTTAATCACCGCCCGTATCTCGATACTTCTTAGGTGTGAATTTATTTTTCGCTTTTTCTTTATTGATACGAAGCCCCATTTCTATAATGTCCCTCATAGATTGCTTTTGTTCATCTGTCATCGGTTCACCGTAAAAATTGACACTAGCATCTGAATTCATACCGTCAATAATCTGCTGAGCCTGTTTAGCGATATCCTCGGTTTCCTTATCGGTTAGCTCATAATATCTGCGTTTATTTGTACGATACATAAGAAAGTCCAAAGAAACATTAAATATGTCCGCTAGGTCGTTCAAAGCATCTGTGTTTGGACGCCGTTTGTCAGTTTCCCACATAGCAAGAGTGGACTGACTCACATTAATTTTGTCTGCGAGTTGTTGTTGGTTCCAGCCTCGCTCTTTTCGTAGCATTGCAATTCTTTCGCCAATATTCATGAGCAGTCCTCCTAATGCGATTATACAATCACTCTAAGTGATTTTTACGGTTTATTTCAAAAAGTGATTTTTGCTGTTGACTATCACGCGAAGCGATGATATAGTTATCACATCAAGTGATAAGGAGGCGAAACAATGAACAAGCTTCTAGAGGCACGAAAGGCTAAGAGAGAGTCTCAAGCACAGGCAGCCAATGCTATTGGCATCACACAATCTATGCTTGCCATGATGGAAATTGGTGATCGGAATGGCTCTGACAAAACTAAACGTAGAGTTGCTGAGCATTACGGAAAATCTGTTGGTGAACTTTTTTTTAGCGATACTATCACATCAGGAGATAAGCACATTCCCGCCCAGCGAGAGGAGGCAGTCAAATGAACCGACAGCAAATGATCGAAGCGCTGATGAGCTACCGCGATGATAAGCCCAAAGCTTTTTGGGAAACCATGGACGATGACATGCTCGAAATGGCAATCAGCGCTGAGAAAGAACGTGCAAGGAATGAAATGATTGATTACCTTGCTACAGCTTAATCATCGCATATATCGCCGTGAAACTACTACATCGGCGGTACACATTTGAAGGAGGTGTGGTTATGGCAATTAACATCTTTCATGAATTTTCAAGAGGCCTTCAAGAAGAGGGCCTAACTCGTAAGAACTTAGCTGCGAAAATGCACGTTACGCAAGCCGCTGTCAGCAATTGGGAGGCAAGAGGCATACCGGACGATAAGCTGATTCCCATGGCACTTGCAATTGGCAATGATCGATTTTTGAACGCAGCGATCGAATATCAGACTGGATTAAGAGTATTCGCTGATGATCTTGATACTGACGATCCATACGTTGTTTATCTCCACGAAAAAATGGCCCAAAAGAAATTTGAAGAGGCTAGAGAACGGGCAGAGTCAGCGATGTCTAAAGGACGTGATCGCTTCACACCAACCGACGTGAGCAAGATCAGATCATACATCGATTCAGGTGAATCACTAGTTGAAAGTCTGGAAAGTCTAATCGGATCACTAAAGTCCCAAATCAGACCAGTAGAGAAGGTGAAAGCATGGATGTAGCGGTGAAAGTTAATGAGGACGACAAGCTTGCTGAACTCATTGCAGTTCATCTTGCAGACAATCTTAAGCCAGTGGTTCAGGCGATGGTAAACAAAGCTGTTGAAGATGCTTTGCCTGGCCACGGAATGAACAAGGGCGAGTTAAGTGCAAAGTTGAAGCTATCACTTGGTACCGACGCCTTTGAACGTATTGCATATCAATCAGGCATGCCACGATACGAATCTGGCAATGATGGTCACAAGAAGAGCGACAAGTCTCGTGACCGTTGGTACTCAAAGGCAGTTGACAAGTTCATGGAAACATACACGGAGGACTAACGATGTTAGAAGCAATCATGTCAGTGCTGTTCAACCCATCATCGGCCGTTTGGAAGTATCTGCTTGTGGCTCTGGCTGGCATCATGATCGGCGCCACAGCAGTAGGAGGCTGGAAACAATGGACACGTTAGGAGGAAGAACTATGCGTGATACGAAGGCATATTGGCAAGACATTCATGATCAAGCCGAGAACGTGATTTACAAGAGCCACGGAGATAGCGGTTGGCTTTGGATGTTCGAACTTAGTCAACGGATGCTCAACAAATGCGCACAAAAAAATCCCATGGCGGCAACCACGGGAAGTCAAAAACTTAGCACATTAAATTATAACTTAAGTTTATCACGGAAGGCGGTTGATGACCATGCTTGATTACAACACAGCGGTTCTGAACGAGTATCAACGACGAGAAGCACTTGAAGATAAAGCCATCGCTGATTGGGAATCCTATCACGGTACCGTCTTGCCCAAAGATATGGATATGGAGCAGGCGGAGGAGTTCTTGTCAATGGCTGATGACTGGAATGTTGATCGTACGAAGCCTTGGTTTTACCAGTCCCGGTATGCCTCTCCACTTGATGGCGCATTTAATGAAGGAAAAGAGTTTTCCTATTTGAGCGATCAAGTTGTGGAGCATGGAATTGGCTGGTTCTACCATCGGGTCTTGCGCGATCCATCTGATTACTTCAGTGACCAAGCGATTGTCAACACATTGTTCGGAAAAGAAGATCCAATTTCAATCCTCGAATTTCTAAAAGAACGTGGATTCAAACAATGGCCAAGAAAACAGGAGGAGTACAAATGAGCAATCAATACGATCTGGCTAAGATGCCAGTCAAGAAATTAATTGAAACAGATGCCATTAAGAATAAGTTTGCAGCGCTTCTGGACAAACGGGCACCACAGTTTCTGTCATCGATTGCCAGCGCGGTAAGCCTTAATCCAAGCTTAGCCAGAGTTGATCAGTTAAGTGTTATCAACTCGGCCCTGGTAGCAGCAACGCTTGATCTTCCGGTTAATCCGAGCTTGGGTTTTGTCTACATCGTTCCATACAAGAACCAGGCGCAGCCACAGATTGGTTATAAAGGCTATATCCAATTAGCTCAACGATCAGGACGGTATCAGCGCCTGACTGCTTTACCAATTTATGAAGATGAGTTCAAGAGCTGGAACCCACTAACAGAGGAACTTGAGTACACGCCGAACTTCCACGATCGCGAAGCAAGCGAAAAACCGGTTGGCTATGCCGCATCGTTCAAACTGACTAACGGTTTTGAAAAGATGGTCTATTGGACATATCAGCAAGTCGATGATCATCGCAAGCGTTTCAGCAAATCTGGTGGTGGCGCGGAGCCCAAGGGCGTTTGGAAAGACAACTACGAAGCTATGGCCCTGAAGACGGTAATCAAATCGCTGCTGACTAAGTGGGGTCCAATGACAACCGACATGCAAAGCGCGGTCAGTGCCGATGAAAAACCAGTCGAAGCTGATCCAGAACTGAAGGATGTTACCCCCGAAGATCCTAACTCTATCGAGGATGCACTTAACACTCCTGCTGAACCCGTAACAAAATCGGAGGTGAAGCCAGATGCTCTTAAGCCAGACATTACCCACGACCCAAATGCAGGAAAACAACCAGAAATCTTTGACGGTCAACAAGGATAATTATTACTCGCTGGAGACCAGTTTCAAATATCAGTCTGCTACCTGGTTTAAGAAATTTCTGACATGCGAAGCAGAAACGATGGCCGAGTTGCAAGGTAAATGGACACCAAGAGGTGATCCGACTGCCTTGCTGGTTGGAAACTATCTACACAGCTATTTTGAATCCAAGCAAGCTCATGAGTCTTTTATCAAAGGACACCCAGAGATGTTCTCAACTCGTGGATCATCAAAAGGACAACTGAAAGCCCCATATAAACAAGCTGATGCCATGATTAAAACACTTGAAGCTGATGAGAATGTTCAGCGACTTTATCAGGGCGAAAAAGAAGAGATCCTGACCGGTGACCTGTTTGGGGTCGAGTGGATGGGCAAGCTGGACTGCTTCGACTCCACAAAGTCATTCTTTTTGGATCTGAAGACCACACAGTCGCTTCACAAGAAGTATTGGAAACCAGGAGAACGTCAGCCAACCAGTTTCGTTGATGCCTATAACTATCAGCTTCAGATGGCGGTTTATCAGGAGCTGATTTACCAAAATTACGGAACGCGACCACGAGCATTCATCATTGCCGTGACCAAGGAAGATGTACCCGACCATGCCGTCATCGAAGTACCACAGTACCGTATGGACGAGGCGCTGGAAGAGATCCAGGACAGCACCGAACACGTTGAGGCGGTTAAATCCGGTCAGGTGCGGCCACATCGATGTGAGGCCTGTGATTACTGCAAGGCAACTAAACGAGTCGCCACAATTATCAGCATGGATGAGCTAGTCGAGTAGGAGGTGACTCACCGAATGGATTTATTCAAGCTAATTCGAGAGTTCTACATTCAGCAAAGCGTTAATCCGCTAAGCACAGGACAGATAGCATTATGGCATGGGCTGGTTTACCAATGTAACCAGCTAGGCTGGCCAAGCGAATTCAATATGCCGAATCGAACACTTGAAACGTTGACTGGTTTAAGCCGTCAGGGCATCATCAAAGCCCGCAACGCGCTAAAACAGTCAGGGCTGATAGATTTTCAAACTAACGGTGTTAAGGCAACGACCTACTCAGTCATCGATATTTCACGAAAACTTAGTACGTCAGATAGTAGGCAACCTAGTAGTCGAGCTGATGACAGTGTGTCAGATAGTAGGCAACACAGTAGGCAACACAGTAGGCAACCTAGTAGGCAACACAGTTTACAAAGTAGTTTACAACCTAGTAGGCAACACAGTAGCACATACACTAAACAAGACGAGACTAAACTAGACAAAACTAAACGACAACAGACTACTGCTCCAGTAAAGGCAGCAGAGAGGCCTACTGAAGAACCGTCATCGTCGTCATCATCAATTCTTGATATTTGCAATTTCTGGGAAGGTAACGGGTTTGGACAACTATCACCGTTCACCAGAGAAAGCCTTGTTGATTGGGTTGATGACATGCGAAAAGCAGGATCACCTGAACCTGAGAAGCTAGTTCTAAATGCGCTGCGGACTGCGGTTGAAAGCAATGTCAGAAACTACAAGTACGTCAACGGCATCTTGAAAAACTGGGATAGCAAGCGTCTTCTAACGGTTGCTGCTGTCGAAGCAAACGATAGTGAACGCCAGTCAAACCGAACGCCGCACACCGAACCGAAAAAGGAGAACTGGGGATATGGAGTCGACTAAAGGCTTATTCACACATGCGGACGTGCAAAAAATAATCGAAAAGCGAGGAATGGACGTTAGCAAACTGCCAACTCAGGCCGAGATTGAACAGCGCTTCTACGAACGCTCTATGGCCGCATTGAACCGTAAAAAGGCACGTGCCATTTATCGCTACTCAGTCTTCCCCGGAAACGTTCCGGCTAAGTTTACGTTCGAAAAATGGCAGCCTGAAATGCAGACGGATTTGCAGAAATCAAGAGATCTGGGAAATAGGGCATACAAGTTGGCAAAACGAATTCAAAAAGCGCCTGAAAACGTGATTTTATTTGGCCCTCGTGGAACAGGCAAGACATCACTTGCTTTGGCGATGATGACGAGTCTACGAGATGAAGGCCAGTCAGGGGTGTTTATTTCAACAGCAGAGCTGAGTAACCTGATGGGCTTGCAATACGATGCGCCAGACGTTCGTCAGCGGTTAGCGGGCATTGAGCGCGCAATGAAAGAGGCTGACGTGCTTTTGTTGGACGACTTCGGGACAGAAGGCGGTATGAAACTCGACATCAAGCCAGTGAGACGCGACATGCAAGAGCTGATGTATCGTGTTGCGAATGCCCGTCTTGATTTTGAGAGCAACAGTCCTCGTCTATCAACAATTATCACAACGAACAACGAGATGAGCGAGCTTGAGCACATGTACAACAGCAAACTCATCAGTCGAATTATTCCAAAATCAAAAGACTCCACATTAAATTTTGAAAAGTTAACGGACGTAAGGGGGAAAAGATCGTGACAGCAGAAGAAATGACGAATAGATATTTGCAACGCTTGGATAAGCGACTGTGGGCCTATGGAATGGCCCTGGATCAAACAGTAGCGGACATCATACATGATTATGACAGTGATTGCCTAAACGTTACTGAAGCACAGTGGCAAGACATCGCCGTACTTGTTGAGAACATTGCTCAGGCAAATACACGCATGATTCATGAAGCGTCAGATAGCATATATGCTGATGGCGAAGTTTCAGGTAGCTTGCTTAAACTGCTTGAGCTTGCCAATCACTTCGCAACACTGGACTTCTCAGAAACGCCATTAATTAAGCAGGAGGCATTCTAAATGCAAGCAATTAAATCAACAGTGAACGTCGGTGATCTGGTTGTGGTGCCTGATCGAGTATTCATGGGCGTGCGTGATCTCGGTGGTGTGGCACGAATCATCAGGGTTGAACGATACAACGCCAGAGGTGCAAGCCAAGACATCAACAAGCCGGTTATTTTTGATGGCAACGCGTCTAAAGAGCTAATCACAACGGTTGAGATGGTTGACGGCAAGCAACGTCAATACTATCTGAAGGACGTGAAGCCGGCGTGAACAGGATCATTATTCCATTGCCCCTCATGACTCTTAACCAGTACATCAAGGTTGAACGAGGCAACATGTTCGGCGGAGCAAAAGTCAAGAAACAAGCAACGGAAACGGTAATGTTGGCTGTGAGAAAAGCGATGAATCAGGGCGTGAAATTTCAATGGGGAAACCCTCTAAGTTTCGACTGGTACTGGTATGACAAGCGAACAGACCCGGACAACATCGCGTTTCAGCACAAGTTTATCTTCGACGGCATGCAAAAGGCTGAATTTTTAGAAAACGACAACTGGGATCACATTGTAGAACTGCGAGATCGGTTCTTTATTGACAAAGCTAACCCGAGAGTTGAAGTAGCAGAGATCGATTAAGGAGAAAAAATCGTGAATAAAAAATTGACATTTACAGTAACTGTTTTAGCAGGACTTATGTTTGGTGCCGGTGCAACCGCCATTGCCGACGATGTTTGGCAAGGTCACCAGAACATCGTGGAGACCAAAAACAATATCGACAAGCTGACGGCTAAGATCAACGCTTCACAATCTAGCTTGTCCGATTTGCAACATCAGTTGTCTGACGCGCAGGCACAGTATGCGGCCCTAAAACAGCAATACGACAACGGCATGGCAAGCAAAGATGCCCAGATTCAGCAAAAGATCGTTGAAGGCCAGCGAGCGGTTGCCCAGAAACAGGCTGAGGTCGATGCTAAGCAGCAGACAATCAATGACCTTACATCTAAGTTAGAAGCCGCCAAACAGGCAAACAATGACTTATCACAGGCAATCAAAGACGCACAGAGCATCAAGGACTATTCAGATCAGGCTGTGAAGTCAGTCAGCGCGAAATGAGAGGCACACAAATGACGAGAAAAGAGTTTAAACAGATGTCGCTTGATACTGCGCTGGTGGCCACTGTACTTACTGCGCTGATATGGGCTGCTATGTGGCTGTGAGGAGGCCAACAGATGAAAACAGGAGACGACACGTTCGATGACATCTACGTCAGCAAAAAGACTGGCAAGGTCGTGGGCGTCATATATGAAGGTGTGGACTACAAGCTAGTGCCCGTAGAACCAAAGCAAAAAAAGATGAATTACGAAGAAGCACTAAAACGTGCAGAAAAGCTGCTTTCTATGGGCGATTATGTGGACGGTAACGTAAACGAATATGCCAATCTGAAAGCTGTGGCACTTGTTAAGAATATTTACGGGAGAGAGGACGAAAAATGAAAGTAACATCAGCATTTGCATTTCCGCATGACCACTATGATTGGAATCAGGGGCTATATCAGTTGGCGATGGTTACGCGCAACCGCTTAGTTGACAATGATCATGAAAATTTCCGGAAGTCAAATATCATGCTTTGCAATTACGCAAGGGAAATCCTTAAGATCCCTAACTTGATGATCATTGAATGGAGGCCCTCGAACGACATTACGTTCATCGTATTAGATGGCACCCCAGATGGTTGCTGTCACACGGCATATGATATTGGCTACCGACATCTTCCAGAAGAATACAAGGGAGAGGACGGGCAATACAGCATTCCATTAATCCATTCGCAAGAGGAACTTGATGATACGCTGGCACACATTCACAACATGAACATCTTACACAAACTGGAGGACGAAAAATGAGCGAAGAAAAACTGTACGCGGTAAAGAACGATGACGGCAAATACTGGGGCTTTTCGGCTAATTCCGGTTTCTGGTCATCAAAAATTTCATATCCCACTACAACGATTTACAAGAAACGAGCTGAACTAGTGGCTGATGAGCGTGGTGGACACGTTGTCACTTTGATTGATGAACCTGAAAAAGAAGCCGTAAGCGAGAGCGTTGGGGGCGCGATTGATACGTTCATTAATGCAGACACGTATGTGCAGGCGGCAGCAGCCCTTAATTATCTTTTTGCTTCAAGGAAAAAGAAAGACTTCAAGCGAATAATGAAAGCAATCAGGAACGGCTACACCGTGAAGAAGAATCAGTATAGGGTTCTAGCACCTAAGAGCTGGTGGTATGACGATGATGCCCCGCTATATCTATTTTTCGACTTCAATGATGGCATGCGCTTCACTGTAAAAAAAGATAACCCTTCAACTTTGTTCACAAAGGAGCAGCTAAGTGCATTCGGGCTTGACGGAGAATACTTTCAAAAAGAAGAGGTGACTGACGATGAGCAATAAAATAATCAGGCTAGAAAGCCTGTCCTTGATGGATCACGATGAGAACCTTAATGACAGCAGCCTATTTCAGACAACACGGATAATTGAGGTCGGGCACCCGTATGATGAGCCAAAATTCAAAGAGGCTTGGGACGGTTCATCTAAAAAATACAACTTAGTTGAGTATCATTCAGACCGTGACGTTGTTAGAATCGACTTCATCATAGACCCATCTGACAGTGACGGGTGCTGCTATATCGTCAGGCTAAAGGATGGCAACAAACTGTCCTTGCCTATACATGCGTTCATTGCTGAAAGTAAAGAGGTGACTGACGATGAGCAATGAGACTAAGCGGGAAGAAGTGAAACCAGATGAAAATAAAGTTGATTGACATGAATCTAAACATGGGGGACGTGATTCCATTCTTATGATAGATATGAATAACAAACAGAGTGATATTAAAAGCTTGTCGCCATTGATTAAATATCGTGGTGGCAAGTCAAGAGAGTTGTCGCAATATTATCGGTACATTCCAACCATGCAGCGTTATTTTGAACCGTTTTTTGGTGGCGGCGCTACATTTTTTAAGTTAGCACCACAAGATTCTTACATTGCTGATATCAATAAACCCCTTATTCAGTTTTACAAAAGTTTTCGGGATGAATATCCCCGAGTACGTGAGGAACTAGATTCACTGCATTTGAAGTATGTACAGAATCGTAACATCTTTGCAGCCCGAAAATCCGTCCATCCAGATGATCACGTAGAAGATCCTAATGAACAGCTGTACTATTCGATTCGGGATATGTTCAATGGCCTTAAGCCATCACCATATGCGTACGGAATGCTGTATTTCTTTATCAATAAGCTCGCCTATTCAGGTATGATCCGATATAACAGCGCAGGAGAATTCAATGTGCCTTATGGGCGGTATACTAATTTCAACACAAAGCTCGCAACAGCCGCTCATCAAGCATTGCTCTCAAAGAGTGAGATCGTAAATGAATCGTATGAACACTCATTTGACCTTGCAGGACCAAACGATTTTATGTTCTTGGATCCGCCGTATGACACTACTTTTTCTGATTATGGGAATGAGGTCTTCACTGGAGATTTTAATGAAGATTCTCATCGAAAGTTGGCGGCTGATTTTAAGAACCTTAACGCCCCAGCATTAATGATTATTGGAAATACACCACTAGTGAGTGATCTGTATCAGAAATACATTCAGGGATCTTATAAAAAGAGCTATTCAGTGAACATCCGAAACCGATTCAAATCCAGCGCTGAACATCTTATTATTGCAAACTATAACATAAATCGCGTTGAGGAAACCGGCGAAATCGTGAAAATGGAGGCGGAGAGATGAAACAGATGATAAACAACATATGGAATATTTTTCCATCAGCGCTGAACATGAATTTACTCATCGTCTGCATTGTCCTTGCGGCAATACTGTTTGCATTCCTTCATTGGGTAAATAAGCAGAAATGATGATTGCCGTCATGCTGCTAATCTCAGGTGCTGCAATGTGGATGTGGGCTAACTGGAAAAGAGGAAAATGAAATGAAGAAAGAACACAAACAAGTGGATACGATGGACTGGGTTTCGAAACAGCTTAGAAAAGCAATTGAAGTTGCTAAGAAGTCTGGAATCAAGGTTAATGAAGACGATTTTTTGAGTGTAACTCCGCTGCCAAATGAAATGATAGCAATTTTAGGAGCGGAAGATGAAGACGGGTCAAGAACAACGAAAATAAGTATTGTTCAAGGTTTTGTGCTCCCATATGAAGACGTTGATCTTGACATATATGAGCCACATGAGGAGGAAAGTGAATGATTGATGACCGTCAATCTAAGCCAGAAAGACTTGCACAGGTTGGAATATTTGGTGGCTGTTTCGTGGGCTGTGCATTCACGACAGCAATCTTGGTACTTGTTGGCTGTTGGATTTTAAAACTGCTATGGAATGTCGCATTTGGGTAAAACATTAGGAGATGAACAGCTTGGACAGCAAACGAGCATTGGCCGAAAACCTTAGGAAGAATATATACGATCTGAACATGACACAAGCCAAGTATGCAAAAGAGATCGGAATACCCATCACCACGCTTGAATATGTAATCTCTGGTAATGGCAGTGTTTCACTCAACACTTTGGACAAAATCGCATATGGAGCTGGGATTGATCCATGGGAGCTCATTCGGAATCCTGAAAGCAAATAAAAAGCGCGCCTGATGAGGGACGCGCTGGAGGCAGATTAAGCTAAGAGATGTAAGTAATGAATTTCGCCACAATAGAGGCTGCCTCCTTAATCAGTGTAGCAAACACAAATATCGAAAGTACACAAAAAAGCACGCCGGATTGGCGGCGCGCTGGAGGCCAGTGTGTGAATTGAACCAGGGTAATAATCATTTTGGAGTGGGCCTCCGAAGACAGTATAACAAAAAACCGCCGGATTAGCGACGGGTGGAAGACAGGGACTTTTATGCAATACATGGCTTTTGAATAATGGAACTTAAGCCACCATCTTCACAAACAGTATAACAAAAGCGCACCACGAAGGCACGCTTATCCCCCAAACTTTTACAAAATCAATTATACCATAAGGAGTGGACGCAGTGGTGCGAGCAACGAGATATTTTAGCCCAATTGATCATGATAAAACAATTGAAAACGCCAAAGAGGTCTTGGGGAACTACTGGCATCACAAGCGGCTCGCTCAACGCACCAAAATAGCGCTCAGAAGTCCCGTAATGGACGGTATGCCCAAGTCACCTAGCTATGGCAACAAAGCCGAGGAAAAGCTCGTATCGCACGCTGACGAGCTGTACTATATAGCGTGCTGCGAAGGTGCTATTGAATCTCTGGATTCAGCGAATCATCGGCTTATACTAACAAGTTCTTACTTAACCAAACGATATAGTGACCAGCAAATAATGGACAAGCTGTTTTTATCAAAAGCCCAGTATTATCGAACAAAACGAGAAGCGCTAATCGCATTCGCTGAGATTTGTCCATTGGTTGAAATCGAGATGAGACCTTTGTGAGACCTTTCAACTGTTTTTCCGTCATATGATGGTATTGTGCCAAAGGTGAGAAACCTGAGACACCGCGTTTTTCCTCCGAGTCTCAGTGATGATAAAGCTGTGGCAAGGCGTGGCAAATGGACTGGCTGAGATAGTCAGGCGGGTTCGATTCCCGCATGCCACATTGTCCAGTTTAGCGACCGGACTACAGCTTGCAATGACCCCATCTGACACTGGGAGAGCGAGCAGCAACCAGAGGATTAACTTTGTGGCCTCTATTATCGGGTTCGACTCTCGAAGGCTGCGTTGTATTAGTTGACTTGCGAACTAACGTTCGTATATAATGCTGGTACACCAAATTATATGTGTTGGTGATGGTAACCCTTCCATCACCTTTTTGCTATACTAGATTCAACGCATATAATTTGGAGGTTGAGAAGATGACTGAAATTTTGAAGAAATACGATTTTTTTCATATATATAAACATTCAAAGACGAAAAAATCAGAGGGTGGATTCGACAAAGTCGGTAATGACTATGACTTATCGGTTCTTGACGAACTGTTGAAGAAACGATTTTTAGCTAATCCAATGACTCTTAATCCTATAAAGTTAGACCAGCATTCTTATGCAGGAATAACGAATATTCGTTTCTATGACGACGAAGGACATGTTTTATCAAGAAAAGATGAACCCGATTTAGTCATATCTCATTTCTGGGTGTTTAACATTGAACGAGCAGATACTTTAAAAAAAGCTGTAGTTGTTCAAGTAGAGAGGGATATCCAGTCTGGCAGAAGAGAATATGGCGATTCGGCTGAAGAGGGGGCAGCAAGTGATACAGTAGTTTGCTTTAATCCAGCTAATGGCGTTGTGGTTCTTCCACCTAGATCGGGAATGGGGATAAGTAAACTCGAGCAATACTTTCCTAGATTGCAATAA